AGATTCCTGATTTTAAGGTTTCAACAGTGTATTATCAGGTGGAAAACGGTCATGATCGTGACGGATTAGGATCAGAAGAGAATTATTTCTGGAAAACAGCAAAAGAAAGGTCAGTTGACATCAATGTTGGAGCAGGAAATACCGCAAATTTGGAAAAAGAAGACGTAAATATCAATATTGACCATTTATTAGGATAATTTTTGTTAAAAAAGTGGTATAAATAAATATAAAACTTGGTTAATGGCATACAAAAGGGTTTCAAAAACGTTTAAAGACATAAGTTTAACGTTTTCACCCCATCCAGTTACAAAAGATTTACCGATTCTTAAGAATGAGAGTGCGATTCGTAGATCTGTGCGTAATATTGTCGAAACCATACCGACTGAAAAATTTTTTAATCCAAATTTTGGATCAGATGTGTATAAAAGTCTCTTTGATTTTGTAGATTTTGGAACAGCTAACGTCATTCAAGATCAAATTAAGACTGCAATCAACAATTTTGAACCAAGAGTTGAAAATGTAAAGGTTGAAGTTGATCCATCAGTAGATGAGAACGAATTTGAAATCCTCGTTGTATATGATATAGTCGGTCAAGAGTTCCCAACTCAAGAATATTCATTTATATTAGAGGCAACAAGGTAAAATGCCTTTTTCAAACTTCACAAATCTTGATTTCGATCAAATAAAAACGTCAATTAAGGACTATCTTCGTGCAAATTCCACTTTCAGTGACTTTGACTTTGATGGTTCAAACTTTTCTGTCTTAATTGATACGTTAGCATACAACACTTATATTAATGCATTCAACTCAAATATGATTGTGAACGAATCTTTCTTAGATTCCGCAACTTTGAGAGAGAATGTAGTATCATTAGCTTCAAATATTGGATACACACCACGGTCTAGAACGGCAGCAAACGCACAAGTAAGTGTAAACCTCACAATCACTGATAATACTGCTGCAGTAACCTTAGAACCAGGTATAGTCTGCACTGGAGACATTGATAATGAGACCTATACATTCGCAATTACTCAACCAATCACAACTTTAACTGAAATTGATCCATCTGATCCAAGTCAAAGGATTGCAAAATTTGAAAATATTAGTGTTTTTCAAGGAACTTACCTTGAAAGAACGTTCACATACGATGGTTCACTCGATCAAAGGTTTATTTTAGATAATCCTTCAATAGATACCTCTAAAATCGTTGTAAATATAAAAGATTCGGGAGCAAGTGGTAAAGGAACTGAATATTCACTTGTAAATGATATCATAAATGTCGATTCAACCTCAAAAATCTTCTTAATTAAGGAAGTTCAAGATGAAAGGTATGAATTAAAGTTTGGAGATGGATATTTTGGTAAAAAATTAGGCACTGCTACAGGTGAAGATGGTGATGAGATTAATGTTAGGTATATTACGACTGATGGAGTTGATGGAAATGGTGCTCAAGTCTTTACTTTTTCGGGAAAAACTACAAAAACTGATAATTTAGGTAACACCACGTCTGTAAACATTGTAGAATCTACTGTAGACACTATTTTAAAGTCTCAAAATGGTGCAGATATCGAATCAATAGACTCTGTAAAGTATTATTCTCCACTTACATACTCTTCACAGAATCGTGCAGTAACTGCAAGAGATTATGAGGCAATAATTAAGAAAATTTATCCAAATACTGAGTCAGTTTCTGTAATTGGAGGAGAGGAACTTGATCCACCCGAATTTGGAACAGTTGTAATTAGCATAAAACCAAAAAATGGTAATTTAGTGTCTGATTTTTCTAAAAATGAAATTTTATCAAAATTAAAACAGTATACTATCTCAGGAATTAATCAAAAAATTGTAGATTTGAAAATATTATACATTGAACTTGATTCAAATGTTTACTATAACAATTCTCTCATTTCAACTGCAAATGAATTAAAGACAAGTGTCATAAACTCATTAACAGATTATTCAAGATCAATAAATTTAAATAAATTTGGAGGAAGACTTAAGTATAGTAAACTTCTCAAAGTTATTGATGATACAAACCAATCAATTACTTCAAATATTACCAAAATTAGAATGAGAAGAAATTTGAACGTATCGTTAAACAAATTTACTCAATATGAGTTGTGTTTTGGTAATAGATTTTATGTAGATCCAAATGGATTTAACTTGAAATCAACTGGTTTTTCCATTTTGGGTCAATCAGGAACATTATACCTATCAGACATTCCAAATTCCGATCTTAGAACAGGTGTTTTAAGAATAATTAAGATATTGAGTGATGGATCAATTAAAAATGTCGTATCTTCAGCAGGATCAGTAGATTATGTTAAAGGAGAGGTTAATCTTTCAACAGTTAACATCTTATCTACCGAAAAACCCAATAATATTATTGAAGTTCAAGCTTTTCCAGAGTCAAATGATGTTGTTGGGTTGAAAGATCTATATGTATCATTAGACATCTCAAATAGTTCAATAAATATGGTCAGGGATGTTATATCTTCTGGTGACGAAGTTTCTGGAGTTCAATTTACTAGAGATTTTTATTCATCAAGTTATCCAAACGGACTAATAATTAGAACATGATAGAAACAGGGACTGTAAGTAAAGTAAAAATACAAGATATCATATCAAATCAACTTCCCAATTATATTCGGGATGAGAGTCCACGGACTATTGAATTTTTAAAGCAATATTATATTTCTCAAGAGTATCAGGGTGGTGTAACTGATTTATCGGATAACTTAAGTAAATATCTAGATTTTAATTCTTTAACACCAGAAGTTATAGTTGACAGTTCTATTACAGTTGGTGTTACTACAGTTGGTGATAAAACAATTCAAGTTAATAGCACAAAAGGATTCCCAAATCAATACGGTTTGCTGAAGATTGATGATGAAATAATCACTTATACTGGAATTACTACAGATACCTTTACTGGTTGTGAACGTGGGTTCAGTGGTATTACTAGTTATCATTCAGATACAAATAAAGAAGATTTAGTATTCAGTTCCTCGTCTGCAGCAGAGCATGAAGGAGCATCCACGGTTCAAAATTTAAGTTCTTTATTCTTAAAGGAATTTTACAAGAAATTTAAAACAACTTTTCTACCTGGATTACAAGAGACTAATTTTCAATCTGAACTTGATGCAGGAATGTTTATTGGTGAAGCAAGATCTTTATATCAAACTAAAGGAACGGAAGAATCATTTAGAATTTTATTTAATGTATTATTTGGCATAGAACCTAAAGTAATAAACTTAGAAGAACGATTAATCAAACCATCATTTGCAGATTATGTTAGACGAAGAGTTTGTGTAGGTGAACTGTTAGAGGGAAATCCTATAAAACTTAGGGGACAAAAACTATTAAAGGGATTAACAGGACAAACTCTGTTTAGAAGTGATTTAGATCCAAATATTAACGCATCAATATCAGAAATTGAACCTTTTCAAAGAGTTGACTCTGGATTGAGTGGAATAACAACTTATTATAAAATTTCATTGTTTGTTGGATATGATGAAGGAACTGATGTGGAGGGTGATTTTATAATTGTTCCTTCATCTAAGTGTTTGGAAAATGTATCAGCAGGGTCTAGTGTCATAACTGTTGACTCTACGATTGGATTTGGAACCACAGGAACAATCATATCTGATAATAATATAATTACATATACTGATAAAACTGTTAATCAATTTTTAGGTTGCACTGCAACTAGCACAGGATCATTCAATAATTCAATATTGGCAATTGAAAATATAAGATCTGATATAACTTATTTTGGATTTGAAGATGGTGACTCAGATAAAAAAGTGGTTCTTCGACTTACTGGTGTATTATCAGATTTTGAACAAACTGAAAAAGTAGATGTAGAAGAGGGTGAAATAATTTCAGTCAAAGGAATAGGTGATAAAGTAGAAAATCCTGATAATGGAAATGATAAAACCTATAAGCAAATATTTGCAAATTCATGGATTTATAATACTTCTTCATCATATTTTGTAAGTGGGCAAGAAGGAAGTTCCTTAATATTACCAAGTGTAGTTGACAGATCTAGTTTAAAGATAGGAGATGCAGTGCAAATTGTTGATCGTGATAGTAATGTTGTTCTTGTTGATAATGCAGTCGTTGTGGCAGTAACCAATGAAGTTGTTAATGGAATAGAAAGAAGTAAACTTGATTTAACTAACACTGGTAATTTTAATTTTGAAACTAATAGAAATTATAAAGTAAGGAAAAAATTAAATAAGGCAAAAAGTTCTGGAACACCATTAGAGTTTGGAAATGATGTTTTATCTTCAGATGTTCAAAATGTATATTTTAAAGATAATGATTCATATGTAACTTCTAACTCACTTCCATCCAATCTCATTTCTCTACCAAATGTATCTTCCAATTTTTCAAAAGAAATTAATATAAGTATCACTGATGTATCTTTTAACTTTTCAAATGTAAGTGGTGATCCCCCAGTTCCAGTTCAACCAAATGGAGCTATACTTGGTGGTGCTGATGTTGATGAGGGTAATTTTTCCAGTATACAATTTGTAAATGATCATCAATTTAAAACAGGAGATCGAATTTTTTATAGTGCTACAAATGGTGACACTCTTGTTGGATTGAATACAGGATCTTACTATGTCAAAAAAATTAGTGACAGTAGCATCGAATTATATGGATCACCAGGAAGTATTGACGACGGTAAAAAATTAACTTTTTCTAGAAGTGCAAGTGATGGAATTCATAATATTGTATTGTTTTCTCAAAGATCTTCAATAATCGGTGCTCAAAAATTAATCAAGAGATTCCCCTTAGAGCAAAATATTTTTGATGGTGGTGATGATTCGACACCAATAGGTGAAACTGGAATGTTAATCAACGGTGTTGAAATTTCTAATTATAAATCAAACCAAAAAATATTTTTTGGACCATTAACAAAAGTTGATGTATTGAATGGTGGAGATAATTTTGATGCCATAAATTTACCTAAAATAACAATATCTACGGGAATTGGAACTACTGCCTTGGTGCAACCTGTTATTAGTGGAAAGATTAAAGATGTATTCGTAGATCCACAAAATTTTGACATTGATAAAGTTATTTCAATAGGTGTAACTGGTGGAAATGGTAGTGGATGTGTTCTAGAACCAATCATATCTACAAGATTTAGAGAAGAATTTTTTGATGCTAGACCATCAAATAATTTAGGAGGTTTGACTACTTCGACTGGAAGTGGAATTGGGTTAATTTTCTTTAATGCAGATCATAAATTTGTTCAAGGTGAACCGATAATATATGATTCTGGTGTTAATAGTCCAATTAAAATTGGATCTGGATCCAGCACATTACTTGATAACGCAACATATTTTCCAGAAATTGTTAACTCTAGAAACATTAGATTATATGAAACTCTTAATGATTTATCAGCAGGAATTAACACTGTAAGTTTTGCAAATAGTGATGAAACAGCGCAAGGAACACATTCTTTTAAAGTAGGTTTAAGAAAAACATTAACCGATGTAAGAGTAGTTAATGAGGGTGATGGTTATACAAATAGAAAATTGATTGTAAAAACTTCGGGTATATCAACTTCATTTGACAAAATAAATTTTGTTAATCATGGATTTACTACTGGTGATTTAGTGGAGTATGCACATGAGGGAAATACAATATCTGGATTGACTATTAGTAGAAAATATTATGTTCTTAAATTGGATGATAATTCTTTCAGACTAGCAGATGCTGGATTTGATGGAAAGACAACTTCTAATCTTGATAGAGGTAATTTTGTTACATTAAATTCTACTGGATCTGGAAATCAAATATTTAAGTATCCTGATATAAAAGCTTTTGCAGAGTTTAGTTCTGTTGGAATTTCATCAATTGATGGTATACCTGTAAGTATTGAACTTACACCAAAAGTTAGAGGAAGTATAATACAATCGTATCTTTATGAAACAGGCACAGGATATGGATCACTTACAATCAATAATCATAAAAAACCAACTATATCTTTAAAAAATGGTAAAAATGCTGTTCTAAAACCTGTTATTGTAAATGGTCGAATAACTGATGTGAATATTGATTTTGGAGGTCAAGAGTATTTCTCAGCACCTGATCTTGAAGTTATAGATCCCACGGGTGCTGGTGCTGGTGCTAAGTTAAGACCTGTTATTGGAATTAATACAAATACAAATGATTCTATTATCACTGATGTTATAATTGTTAATGCTGGTATTGGATATTCTACTGACACAGGAATTAATGTAAAAGCAGCAGGTCAAAATGCATTTTTTAATTCTGAGGTTAGATCACTCACTCTTAATAATCATGATACGGATGAAGCAAAACAATATCAACAATTAAGAGATTCAACCAATAACAAATTAAAATATTCTTTTACTGGGTATAGCACAAGTTTATTTGGAGATTATGCGGGAAGTTCGAATGAACTCAGTAAGATTATTGGTTGGGCTTATGATGGTAATCCAATATATGGTCCTTTTGGAACAAAAGACCCACAAAGCACATCTAAACCTTATGTTAAATTAAAATCAGGATACGTTGTAGATGCATCAATTGTAGAGGATAGACCTGACACAAGTATATTCAAAGAGGGTGAATTTCTTGAGGATTATAAATTTGATAATTCACAGTCTGATTTGGATATACACAATGGTAGATTTGAAAAAACTAAAGAATTTCCAAATGGTGTATATGCTTACCATGCAACAGTAGATGATCTTGATAAACCAACGTTTCCATACTTTATAGGTAATAATTTTAGATCTAAAATAATTAAAGATAATTTTATTGATAATGATCAAACAACTTTTGATTTTAATTTAAATGGTTTATTAAGAAACACTTTTCCATATAAAGTAGCAGATGAATTTGCAAATAATGATTTTCTAGTTGAAACAAATGAAATTCAAAATCAAAAAATAGAAATTGAATCATTATCATCTGGATCAATTACTGATTTTGATATTATTGAAAGTGGAGAAAATTATAAAGTTGGAGAACCTTTAATATTTGATCAGGGAAATGGTGATGATTTCACATCTGTTATTTCTGATGTTGAAGGTAAAACTATTGAAAAAATTGAAACAGAAATTACTGAAATAAATGATTCTGTTATTTTATGGTCAACTGAAGAAATAGTTGTTGTCACCCCAGAAAATCATGAGTTTGAAACTGGTGATTCTATTAAACTGTCAGGATTATCAACAGATATTTCTGTATTAAATAATTCATTCTCAGTTGGTGTAACAACCTTTTCTACTACTACAATTTCCACAATTACTGGATCCCCATCAGCAGGGTTATCAACTGAGATATTTGTGGCTGATATACCAACATCAGTGACAATTGGAAGTAGTATTGGAATCGGAACAGAGACTCTAAAAATTCTTAATATTTACGGGAACGTGAATATGCTTACTGTTGAAAGAGACTCTGGTAGTTCTCACGGAACAACTCATCCTAGAGGATCTGTTGTTAAGTATCTACCAGATAAATTTTCAATTTCTAAAAGTATTCCTTTCTTTGATTCAAAACTTAATCAAAAAGTATTTTTTAATCCATTAGAAACTGTTGGTGTAGGAACTGCAGATGGAGAGGAATTATCAAGAACGTTTGATTTTGGTGGTAAAGAAACTACAAGAAACCTTCCAATAAAACAAATTTTTATTAATAATCACCCATTTGAAACAAATCAAAAACTTAAATTTTCTACTCCTACAGGAGTTGTCAACGAACGTTTACTGGTAAGTGCAGATAATGGAGCAAATAGTTTCACCTTACCAGAAACTGTGTTTGCTGTAAGTAAAGATATTAATCACATCGGCATTAAGACTCAAATCAATACCCCAGAAGTTTTCATTGTAGATATATCAAACGTAACATCAAATGTTGGAGAGGCTCTACGTGGCAAGTATAAATTTGAATCAGTATTTAATGAATCTACAGCAAAAGTAGAAAGAATTAAATCAAGTGTTACTACAAAAGTTCCTCATAACTTATCAACTGGTGATAAAATATCTTTAAAAGTTCAACCAAATTTATCTGTAGGTATTGGAACTTCAACGGATATAAGAGTTATCAGAGATACTGTATCGGGTAATATTTTAATTAACCCCATAGGATTCAACTCTACAGGTATCAACACTACTTCTAATTCAATTAATGTTAACAAACATGGATTGAAAACTGGAGATAAAGTAAAATATTCATCTAATCTCATACCAGAGGGACTAGAAAATAAAAATTATTTTGTGTATAAAGTTGATGATAATAATTTTAAATTATCTGAAACTAAAATTGACGTATCAAAATCAATACCTAATGTTGTAGGTATTGCATCAACTGGTGGTAGTTCTCAAACTATATCACTTATTAATCCTAATCTTACATCAATCAGAAATAATAATTTAGTTTTCAATCTTTCAGACTCTTCATTAAATGGATATGAACTAAAAATATATTATGATGATCAATTCCAAAGTAATTTTGTATCTGATGGTCAATCTTCAATCTTTAGTATTTCAACATCAGGATCACCAGGATCACCTTCGGCAAAATTAACTATTGGATATGGAACTAGTATTCCAAATGTCTTGTTTTATAATTTGGAAAAAGCAGGATCCATTAGCACAGTTGATACTGATGTTAAAGATTATTCAAAAATATCTTTCTTAGATAGTTTATATAATGATAATTATAATGTAAAAGTAACAGGATTATCTACATTTACCTTTTTTGTAAAAGATATACCAGAAAAAATATCCTATGCAAGCACAGAGACAAGTTCACTAAATTACACTACTAATTCTAAAAATACAGAGGGATCAATAAGTAAAGTAAAACTTACTTCTCCTGGATTTAATTACAAAAAATTACCTGATTTTGTAGGTGTTGGTGGTTCAACTCAAGGAACAGGTGCCGTTATAGTTGCAAAATCAGATACTGTTGGAAATATTGAAAAAGTTAGAATTATAAATGAAGGTTTTGAATATTCTTCAGATAAAACTTTAGAACCAGAAAGTCTTATTGCTTCAAATGTAAACATAATAAATACGAGCACTTTAGGTATTGTTAGTGTAACTGATGGAGGATCAGACTACATTACAGCACCTGACATCGTGGTTGTTAATGATAATACTGGTGAAGAGATAAGAAGTGGATTCTTAGAACCCATTATGTTGGAAAATAGTATTCTAACAGTCAATGTGGTTGAAATTCCAAAAGGTTTACCATCCTCTGGAGTTGTATTGAGAACAATTAATAATACTAATGGAATTAATATTACAAATGTAGAATCAAACGCTGGATCTTCATATACATGTAGAATACCTACTCCACCTCTAGGATTTCCAGTGAATCCCTTCAAGGTAAATGATAGAGTTTTTGTAGAAGGTATAGTTGGAGTGGGAACAACTGGTGTTGTAAACCCAAATACAGAGTCTGGATTTAACTCAAGTGATTACGGATTCAAATTGCTTAAAGTTTCTAAGTATGAAGAAGACGTGAATGGTCAAGATGAAGTTACAATTGATTTGTCAGAATTTTCAACTGGAGATACTCCCGTTAAAACTGGTATAGCACAAACAATTCCAACTACCTTTGCAAATCTTATTAATTCATCAGATTATCCTACCTTCTTTACAACTCAAGAACAATCTAGTTTTGTAAAAGGTGAGAGAGTAAATGTTCTTAGAAATGGTTTTGAAATAAGTGGTAATTTTGAAATTGTAAGAGTAAATATAGGAAAATTAAAAATATTAAATGCAGAAAAATTAAAGGTAGGAGATATTCTTACAGGACAAATTTCAGGTGTTCAATGTGAAGTATCAAAAATTAATAAAAATACTGGTAGATTAAAAGTAGATTTCTCTATATTAAAAAATCTTGGATGGAATAATAGCATAGGTAAATTAAATGAAGATTTTCAAGTAACACCTGATAATGACTATTATCAAAACATGTCTTATTCAATTCAAAGTCCAATTGGGTGGGATGATGTAAAAACTCCTGTTAATAATCTTTTACATACCAGTGGTATGAAAAACTTTGCTGATACTGGCATAACCTCATCCACATCTGCTACAGTTGGTGTGACTAGTGGTCTTAGCATTATAGTTGATTTATTTGATGAGAAAAGAGTTGATGAGATAAACAATGTAGATTTAGTTGTTGATACAGATATTTCAGGTGATACTGGTAGATTTATTCTGTTCAATGATATAAGATTATCAGATTACATTGAATGTAAAACAAATGATGTTCTTATCATGGATGATATCAGTAATGAATTTACTAATCTTCAAGGAAATCCTGATAACTTTTTAGAATTGTTTGAATTCCCAACTGATAATCAAACAGAATTGTTTAATAATCTGTTGATAGTAACTAAAAGTAATACCTCATTGTTTAACAAAATAGAAATATCAGATCTGATATTATTGGGTGATGGTAGTGATAATTTCTTAATACAAAAATCTAATTTAAATAATTCAGGAGTTGATTTACAAAATGATGAAACTGATAATTTTGTTGCATATAGTTTGAATGAAAATACTGCAACTGAAAAAACTAAATTAAGATTCACACCTTCAACAAGTCCTGATCCAACAAACAATGTAGATTATGATTTAAAAATTGCATCCTCACAATTTAATACCACCTCTGTGGGTGTTGGAACATCTTCTATAGGTCCAGTTAATCTTATTTCTCGAATTCAGGATTGTCCTGCAGGAATAACAACCACTATTGCTACTTTCCCTGTAAGTAATTTTGAATCTCTATATGCAATGATACATGTAGTGGATAATTTTGAAATACAAAGTAATCTAGTAGAAACATTTATATCTCACTCAAATACTGATACTTTCCTATCAGAAAAATATGTATCGTCTGATAATACTCCTTTATCATTGAATCAACTAGGAATTATTACTTCATCAATATCTGGTGGTAATTTAATTTTAAGTTATGAAAATTCTGGATCGACAAAATTAAAATTAAAATCAAAAATAATTGGTATAGGAACTACTGGTGTTGCAGATGGGACATATAGATTCAAATCACCTAATCAACAAGATGGATCAGAAAGAACTGCATTATATTCAGGAGTATCAACTAGCAATGTTGGTGTTTCAACTTTAACCACATTAAATTCATTATTATTCAATGCTGTAAAATCAAATGTTGAGGTGAGTATAGGTTCATCTAAGGCTATTCATGAAGTATTATTCTTACATGATGGAGTAAATGCATATGCACAACAATCTGGATCATTATCAGTTACAAAGGATAAAACATCAGAATATGATTCATCATCTGGTTTGGGAACTTTTGGTGCTAAGTTATCTGGAAGTAATTTCTTAATTGAGTTTTTCCCTGATAATGTAGTTGGAGTAACAACAGTAGTTTCATTGAATCAGTGTTTCTACACAAAAATGGATACCGTAAATGTTCCAGAAGATCTAACTTATGGTGTTGTAAGTGAAAGTAATTCTGTTGTTTTGTATAATTCCATAACTGGTGATAGAATAGAAAGAACACAATTTACACCTCAAACCAACTCCATACCAATATTTGGTAAATCTTTTGACCCTTCTGATTCTTCAGTGTTGAATCAAGGAACTGGTAAATTTACCATACCAAATCATTTCTTTAGAAATAACGAAGAACTAGTTTATGAACCAAAATCAACTTTTGTAGGAGTTGGATCTACTGCACTTCAATATAAATTATCTGGAGTTGGTATTCATACATTACCTTCAACGGTATTTGTAGTAAACGCTCAAAATGATTCATTCTTTATATCAACCACAAAGGCAGGAACAGCTGTTACTTTCATGAGTCCTGGTGAAGGAAATGCTCATGAGTTTAGCATGTCTAAATCAAATGAAAAAGCTTTAATTGTAATTGATGATGTAGCACAATATCCATTGATAAGAACTGATGTGACACATGAATTGAATAGTAATGTAGGATCTCAGATTGGAGCAGCTACAACTATAGTTCATTTAAGTGGAATATCTACAATCTCAATATCTGATATTCTAAAGGTAGATGATGAACTCATGGAAGTTGTTAACGTTGGACTTGCCACAACTGGTGGAGGTGCTGTTGGAACATCAGGAACATTTAAGTCTGTTCAAGTCAATAGATCTTTTGTTGGAACAACTGCAACAGCACATTCAGATGGAACAACAGTTTCTAGATTAAGAGGATC